ATTGTGGGATTTATCAGCCAGCAATATGGCAGTTATAGTAGTTTTCAAATAACGTTACCTGAACTTAGTTATAGTAAATTAGGTACACAGAATCAAACTGCCACAACAGTAACAACATCAGCCGCGGCGGTGGCAGGAATAGATTATGTGTCAGTAACAGGTGTTGCCTCTGGCAAATATTTGTTAAGAGCGGGAGATTTTTTTAAGTTTGCCAACCATAGCAAGGTATATATGTGTGCGGTCAGTTGGGTATCAGGACAACCATTATATTTTAGTGGCAGTTTAGTAGCAGATGTACCAAGCGGAACTGCGTTAGTAATCAATGCCGTGCCTTTTACAGTCATCTTAGATGGCGAAGTACAACAATATGATACAGGCATTGGCGGCATTGTTCAAATGAGTCTTGATTTTAGGGAAGTTTGGTAATGTATGTTATTAGTAACACGCCGAAAGATCGTTTCTATTCAGACAGTTTCTTTAGTCAGGAATTGGTCTATATTGGACTCCGCGATGGTACTGGGAATCAGTCAATTACCAGTACTGCCGCGTTGAGATTTGCCAGTGGTGGCATTGATGTTAAGGTACCTGAAGTAGATAATGTTACAAGGACTTATACAGCACAAGGCGACTTCATGGGATTCAGCACAGTTAGTGAAGAATTTGATGTTAAGTTAGGCAAGTTTAGTATTGTTCTCAGTGCTTTATCAACTGGCATGGTCAATAATTTCCTTGGCAAAGATTTTGAAGGTAGTCCCGTACAGATATTTCGTGCGTTCTTAGATGAAACCGATCTCCATGTGTTAGGCACAATAACAGTCTTTGATGGTTATATCTACAATGTTACTATTCAAGAAAATGCTGTGACCTGTACATTAGAAATAAGTTGTTCAACCTTATGGGCAGATTTTGATCGTACATCTGGTCGCATGACTGACAACAACAGTAACTGGCGTTTCCAAGGCGGTAACACCAGTGACAAAGCATTTAACAAAACTGCCACAGTAGGCACTATTAAATTCAACTGGGGTAAAGCATGATTGTAAGACAACCTCAACCACACGAATTCGATTCAACAATGATCTTATTCAATTATTACCGCGATGAAGCCATAGAAAATATTCCCCGCATAGCGGACGAGTATGACGAAAATAGTATGATTGCTACCATTCGTACCTATATTGCTAACCATGAATATATTTGGTTCAATGCGTATGAAGGACAACGCCCTGTTGGCTTCATCGCTGGTTATATGAGTCTTGTTCCTTGGAATGATCAACTGGTTGTTGCCAACATAGCATTTACATTCTTGTTACCAAGTCATAGAAACATGGATAACTTCTCAATGCTAATGAAAGAATTTGAAGGTTGGGCAAGAAACATCAATGCTTATCAAATCACAGGCGGAGACATTGGTATCAATACTGAAAGAAGTACAAAATTATATGAGCATTTTGGATTTCGTCCCTTCCTAACAACTATTAAGGAACTTGAATAATGGGTGGCGTCTTTAAGGCAATCGGCAATGTCGTAAGTGGCGTAGTAAGTGCCGTTGGTAGTATTGTCAAGGGAGTTGTCAGTGCCGTTGGTAGCGTAGTCAGCGGTGTCCTTAACTTCGTAATGAGTCCATTTCTTGGTTTATTTGGTATGCCAAATATGCCAGATATATCACAACAAAATCAAACTATTCAAGGGGTTACAGTTCAACGCCAAGGATCGGATCAACAGATTCCTGTTATCTATGGTTTTAGAAAAGTAGGTGGCATTGTTACATTTGCTGAAACAGGCAGTGACAACAACAAATATTTGTATGTGGCCTATGTGTTGGGTGAAGGTGAGATCGAAGGTGTCCGTGACATATGGATCGAAGACATTCCCGTTGGTGCCAGCAACATTCCCAATATTAACAATCAATTAAAAGTTACAATCACAGATGATGCGTCTGGCAAATTAAAAAATCGCACCATGCTGGAGATGAGTCGAGGCAATGCTTCCAATGTAGGTACTGCTGTCAAAGCAGGTATATTCGCAGGCGCTCCAAGTTGGACCACAGATATGGCTTACAATGGCCTTGCTGTTATTTTTGCTCGTTATGAATGGGTCAATGGTACAGACCAAGCAACCATAGATGCCAATCCATTCGGCGGACAAATTCCTCAATTACAATGTACAGTATTGGGTCGTAAGATTCTTAATCTTGAAACATTAGACGTCAGCAATCCAAGTAACATTACTCCTTACTATATGAATGTTACTTCTTATAGTTGTAATCCTGCTAACATTATTTTAGATTATCTACGCAATCCTTACTATGGTAAAGGCGTAAACAACAACGACATTGATTGGGATAGTTTTAAGAAAGCCGCAAACAAATATAATCAAGTTGTAACCTATACATCAAGCGGTGTTACAGGTCCTATTCAAACATTACACGCAGTAGTTGATACCAGCCAAACATTGTTTAACAATGTAAAATTGCTGTTACAACAATGCCGCAGTTATTTGCCATACAGTCGCGATGGTACCTTTATGCTTAAGGTCGACGATGCTGGCAATGACACAAACATATTAAGTGGTAGTGCGCCTATTGTTCGTACATTTACCAAAGACAATATCATTGGTTCAATAACCTATACAGGCATTGACCGAACCAGCAAATACAATCAAATTGTTGCTACTTATTGCGATCCAGATCAACAATGGAGTCAGCAAAGCGTAACAGTACCGGCTCAAGATAGTGCTGAATATGCTTTGTATCTTGCTGAAGATGGTAATAGAGTACAAAAGGGCGATCTAAGTTTTCCTTGGATTACAAACTTCGCCATGGCACAAGATATGGCTCGTCTTGCTTTACAAAAAAGTCGTTGGCAAGATACAATTAGTTTCACTGCTACCAGCGAAGCAATGGATCTACAGGTAGGTGATTGTATCTATGTACAGGCTAACATATTAAAGTTTGGCACAGATCCCAATGCGGGTGCGGTCAAATGGCGCATTGTTAGTACTAAAGTTAATAACGATTATTCAATTGCTTTAGGTTGTGTTCGTAATCAAGATAACATCTATCCTCATGTTAATGTTAATGATAGAGATTATAAATTAGCCGTATATGTGCCAAAAGGTGTAACACGCATTTATCCTCCAGAACCTACAGGTATTCCTATTGGCTTACAACCTCCAAAGAAAGCACCAACAGATCCTACAGATCCTACTAATCCAGTACAACCTCCGGCACCAGGCGGTCCAAGCGGTCCATTGATTGATGTTATTACAATTTATGATGCTAAGTTTTTATTCAGCGGAAGTTTAGCCACAGCAATTATATCTTGGACCAATCCAGGTAATACATTGGCTACTAAAGTTAGTCTATTAGTTAAGACTACCACTGCCAGTACTACTGCTTCGCAGACCGTTGTGGTTAACCTAAGCGGTACGACCAATAGTGCTCAAATCACCAACTTGGCTGTTAATACTGCCTACACCATTGTAGCCACTATTCAATACATTACAGGCGATTATAGTACCAAAGCAATTACATTTGATTTTAATCCCGGCGATGGTACTGTGACTAATCCTCCAAAGACACCTGGAACAAATTTAGCCATTGATTATTTTAAGAGTGTAAATGGTTCTACAATAACAACTGGTACAAGTCCTAATCAAATACCATTAAGTCCTCGTAGTGTATCAATTACCTTGGTACAAGATACCAGCATAGGTGCTAATCAATATTTGAATGGAGTTGTTGTTTATTACAAACCAAGTGCTAATCCTAAATGGTATGGAATGACTGTGCCTGTTAGTGTTACGCCCGGAGCAAATATTACATTTACAATTCCAGTAGGTCCAAGATTATATCCACAAACACCTGGCGGGTCTGTGCCAAACAATGTGGACGCTTATGATTTTATCTTCCGTTTTAGTTACAGTGATGGTAAAGTAAGCAAATGGCAATGGCGTGCCATGGGACAACCAATTGAATATGGTGGAATCACTTATCAATATAATTTGTTC